CTTGAAAACAAACCCAATGAGTTCCACCATTTAAATCTCCATCTAAATCAGTATCATTATCTAAATTAATTATATATGCTCGGTTAGGTTTTATAACCTTTGGCAATTCACTTTTAAAATTACAGAACTCTAACGGCACATTCATATTACCAGCAAGAATTTCTATTTGATGATTTGTCAGCATCTTATATTATATATTAATATTTTTTTATTTAATATATAATTTAATTCTAATAATTAATTTGTCTCTAAATTTTTTGCTAAATATTCTTGATGCTTTTTTGATTTTTTATGTCTTGATAAATTATTTTTTGTATATTTACCACCACAATTACAAGTAGTTTTTTCTTTTATTTTTTCAATATTTTCTTTCCTCCATTTTTTTAATTTATCTCTAATAGTATCTTTGTTTTCTTCTCTATATCGTTTCCTTTTCTCTCTAATTTCATCTTTGTTTTTTTCTCTCCATTTTTTATTTTTCTCTGCTAATTGTTCTTTGTTATCTTCTCTATATTCTTTATAAGTCCTTCCTTCAATTCGTTTATTTACACATTCCATAGACCTAATTAATTCTCCTTCTCTTTTTTCTAATTGATTTTTATTTTCACAAGGGTAATCCTCAATTAATTCTATATAACAGTCATCATATTTAATTAGTTCAAAACTGGTTAAACTATTACTATTTCCATTAATATATTTTTTATATGTTCTTTTATGTTCTCCAATCCTAACTGATAATGCTTGTATAGTAGAACCAATATATATATCGTCTGTTTGATGAGACCTTAAAGCGTAAATCTTTCCTTTTGAATAATCAGGCATCTTTGTTTTTATATGTATTTATTTGTATTTCTTTAAATCAATTTTAAGAAATTTTAAGACGAGCAAAATCTGGTGGAAATTGATTTCTAAAATGCCAATTAGCAGCCGCATTTTGAGATTGAAGTGCGGGAGGAAGTTGAGAATTAGATACATTAAGCAAAGCTCCTCTTCCTTGCACTATTCCTCTATTTCCAGCATATAGACCTCTTCCACCAGCATATAAACCACCACCACCAACACTCATTCCCTCAATTTTACCACTTACTTTTTTATTGAGTTCTTTACCAGCAATTCCAGCTACATTTCCTACAACTGGGGCGAGTTCAGGAGCACCTAATGCGGTTGTAGCACCAACAGCCAAAGCAGGTAATCCTTTTTCTAAAACTTCTTTTGATAAAGTTTTTAAAATTTGTTTTCCAACCTTTGATTTAGCACCTTTTACTACAACATTTCCAACTGATTTTGCTCCTTTTTCAACTGCTTTTCCAAATTTTTTAAATCCCTTTTTAATTGAACTGAAAATACCATTTCCCTCAATAGAACGATTTGCTGCTAATTCTTCGGCATCAAGAGCAATCATAACACCTTTACCTCTGTTAAATGCTTTTGTAGCAAGATTATAATTTTGAGGCTTTACAATAAGATTGAAACCTCCACCCTCAATATCACCTTTACAAACTCGACATTTATGTCCATTCCTTAATTTGCTTAATTGTCTTGGACTGGCTTTAATAACTACTCGTTCCATTTTATAATCTATGGAGAGAAAATAAAATGGAAAATTATTAATAATTAGATAATGTATTATTTTGCTAAATATTATGATTTATTTTTTGTTTTCTAATTTTTCTAATTTTTTTAATCTATATGCTTCTCTCCTTTTAGCATTTATTTCTTCTTTATTAGCATCATATTCTTCTTTTCTTTTTTTTAATATTTCTTCTTTATTATCTTCATAATAAGTATCTTTTCCTTGCTTTCTATATTCTCTTGTTTTTTCTCTTTTATATGCTCTCATTCTTTCTAATTCATCTTCATTTGATTTTATTTTCTCTCTTTGTATTCTTGCTCGTTCTCTTGCTTTTTCTTTCTGTTCTTCTGTTCGTTCTCTATTAACATATTCCTCTCGTCTTGCTTTATTATATTCTTCTTTTTCTTCTTCTGTCATTTTTGCTCTATATTCAGCTTGTTTTAATCTTTTATATTCTTTTTCATTTTCAGTTTTAATTTTTTCTCTTTTTTGAATACCATTTTCTCTTCTTTTATTTTCCGCCCATTTTCGTTGATATTCTTTATTCATTTCATCTGTTCTAATTGCTAATTGTTTATTAATACAATCATAATTTAATATATAATAATTTTCTTTCAATAATAATTCTTCATTTGTAATAGTTTCATCTAATTCTTCAACTATCTCCATTATCCAATCATCACAACTATCAAATATTAAATATGATTTACAACATTTACTATTATCATTTGTTTTTTTATAATATCTATATGTAGTTAAATGAGTTGCTTTTCTCTCACAAATAGGTTGTCTGCTACTACCATAATAAGTCATTCCATTTCCAAAAATCTTATAGATGTATGGTTTCATAATCGTATTATAATTATTTATGATACGATTTCTTTATTTCAATTTTTTATATATTGTAAGTATCAACTTATATCTATACTCTACTACCGCTAAGAACATCAAGTGACACTTCAACTCCATATTCGACAAATACATAAAACTGCAAATCCTTTGCTGATGAGTTTTGACCTATAATAGATACAGATTTAGGGACACTTTCCTCAACTGGAAGCATTCTGCTACAATCAACATAGTAATAGCAGTTCTTCATTTCAAAAGCAAGTTTATCAATTAGAGATGATGTAAGACCATCAGTAAGATTAGCATTTACAGCATTACATCCTTGAAGCTGATTAAGGAATGCCTCATAAGAAAAGCGTTGGCTGTTATATATCATATTCTGGCCTGCTACAACAACATTAAAGTTAGTAAGAAGAGCAAGAGGAGCAGTAGAAGAACCACAATCATCAAAAGGAGAAAGTAGAGGGTCAATACCATTATTAGCAGTAGTAGTTAATAGAGGAATAACTAATACACTCTTAATATTAGCAATACCATTTGTAATAAGCTGATTAAATGAAGCACCAGCAGAAACCAATGGAACTTGATATTGATAAACATCAGTATAAACAACCTTTTTAACGGGAGAACTCAAATATGCCGTTTCATAAACAGGATTAAAAGTATAAGCAGGAACATATAGCTGAATTGATGGAGTAAGACCACTTTGGAAACCTGATTGAGAGGAAACCAAAGCTCTATTACCAACAGCAAGAGAAACTGTTAGAACCTGTGGAGAAGCACCAGCATTAATAAATGTAAGAGCACCAGCAAGACCATTATTAGCAGTTTCACTCGCAATCATAATAGGAGATAGACCACCAAGAGCATTATTTACAGATATGGTAGTAACCTGAGCACCTCCATATGTATTCGCAACTTTACCATTAGGAGTAGAAATAGTTACTGATGACTGATTAAGGTTCATAGTCATTTTCATAAATAGACCTTTCATAAGAGGAATATTTTGAAAGAAAGAATGTAAATGTCTCAATTTAATAGTAGCCATAATAGCATACTGAATAGCACCAACAGCAGCAGCAGCGGGAGCTTGTTTGAGAGAAATATAAGATTTATATTGAGCTAATGCACCAGCACCAGTTAAAAATGCTGAATAGGCTGAACCACCAACAGCTGCACCAGCTACACCATCAGGGTCATAAGCGATATATTGTTGTCTTTTAAGAAAACCAAGATTTCCTGTTTCATACTGATTATGCTGACCTGATACATCAGGAACAGTAAGTAAATTGCGATTATTTACAACACCAACTCCATCAGTAGAAGCACCACCTGATGCACCAGCAACAAATCCCCAAGAAAGAGGATTATCAGGATAAAAACCCATTTCAGCACCAGAGGTCCAAACATCTTGCCAAGAAAGAGTAGTCATCAATCTAAAACAATTCCACATATTAATAAAAGGTGTCTGTTGAACGATTGTAGTGCCCGCCACATCGAGAGTAAAACTATGAACTATTGAACCCCACCAGTTTTTAAGACCAAAAGCATAATCAGCTGATGAAGCAGCAGTAGCAGGGTCAATTAATGGAATAGCAACATTAACAGTGCTATTAGATGCTGTTAGAACCATAGGGACTGATAGGTAAGCTTCCCTGTAATTCATATACTTATTTGAGTTTGCAAGTTGAGAAGTATCGAGCACAGACTGCGAACCTGCATAATTTCCATTTTGATTATCTAAAATATTAATCCAATCCTTTTTTACAAAAACTTGTGCTGAACCTTCTGTTGATTGAGATAAATCATATACGAGCGTATCTCCCGACATTATATATTATATTAAAAGATAAAAAAATTTCAATATAATTTAATTTAATTCAAATAATTTCCTAAATTTGTAGTTATAGAGAAAATTTTATATTTTGAGGCTTTCTTCTCTTTTCATCTTTTAATTGTAAGGATTGTAATTTACTTTCTATCTCTCCACCAATACCTTTTCCACATTTTTTCCTAAAATCTCTTGGCATTACAGCGGGAGCAACAACCATTCCCCCAGTTGTGCGTCTATAATCTTCTACTGATGAATAAGTTGATGCTGAACCTGTTCCTCCTCTGTCTAATAGAACTGAACCCATACCACAACCTCCTAATTTATTTGTAATGTGTTTCCCTCTCATAGAGTTTGGTTTATATATATTTTTCATCTTATACTATTATGAGAGAAATTTATTCTAATTTTTTAGTTTTTAAATTCCTAAATTTAATTATATTAGTCATTAAAGTATTTACAATTGTTAATTGTTTATTTAAATTAATATTATCTTTTTCACTATTTTTTAGTTGATTATACAAGGATAATTGTTCTTTGGACAAATCATCCAATAGTCTATTTAATGATTGTGTATCTAACATTTCTTATATAATTAAGAAATATATTATTCTAAATATTTTAAATAAATTTTATTATATCTTAACGAAATCCATTCCCCTGAACAACTCCTGACCTCATTATACGGCTATGAGTTTGTCCATATTGGTTTGAAATTGGTCCAGCACCTACATCAGTAATTAAATCTTCTTGGTCTTGTATTACAAGAACAATTACCATATTTGGGTCTCTTATATTTAAATTTTGATAAGTATTTCCTAAAAATTGTAATCTTAACTGATTATAAGTTCCAGCCATTAATCTATTCCAATTATAATTTGCTGGTTTTTCTATAATTTGTTCTCCTAAATTTACTGTTGGAGTTACAGAATAAATAATACTTGATGGACTTGCGTATTTATTATCTATTCCAGTTATAGATACTAATAAATTACTATTAGGTTGAACTTGTGGTGCTTTTGATGAGAGATATGATAAATTTGTTCCTACACCTAAATTTTGTGCCGTAGCAAATCCTGCTGTATAACCTAATACATCATTAAAAGCTGATGGTAATGTAATTATAGGATTAAATGTGACTGCTGGAAATGCTAAACCAGCAGGATTACTCCACCCAGCAGGTAGAGCTGTTGGAACAGGAAAAGTATTTATTTGTATAGCATAACGAGTTGGATTTACAATAAATTCAGCATAATAAACATTTAAACCACTATTATCAACTAAATAATGTCCATTTTGGATAAAAGAATATTGTAAGAAATTATTTAAATCTGTGACTTCATATAGTCCATCAGGAATAGTTAGAGTAAATGTAGTGGGCACACCTGCTACTATCCAATTATAACTAAAAGTATTATTACTGAAATTTATACTTATATTATCCCAACTATAATAGAGACTAATACTATTTACTGCTATTTGACAACCTGTGAAATCGCAACTGGTTGGAAACTTATAAACTAATGTTGTATTATTAGTATTTGGAATAATATCACTTTGAGTTAATACAATTGTCTTCATATTATATATATTAACAGATAATAATATTTAATATTTTGCTAAATTAATTATTATTATTTTTTTGTAGTAATTATATTTGGTTTTATATAATAACGAACATTACTACCACCAAATCTAAAAGGAACTGAACTATATGTGTCTTTTGGTGTTTTATTATTTAATACTGAGGGATTATACCCTTGAAACGTTAAACCTCCGTCAACGTCAAATACTGGCATCTTATATATGTTAATGAGATTTTATTTTAGAATTTCTCTCTGTAATTATATATATGTATGAAATAAAACCTTATACTTATAAAAAAGCAAAAGAATTAGGCTTAATTATATTTCCAGCAGAAAATAAAAAAA